CCGTTGACTGAACTTCGCTATACAGTGTCAGCAGCCTTTCCATTTCGTTTTCCTCACTTTATTTTTACAGTTTGATTTCATGCTTTTATTATACACTTATCAGATGGTTTTTTCTGTGAACCAGCAGTTCACTTGTTGCTCAAAATGTGAACTGCTGGTTCACATTTTGGCCTCAGAAGCCATCTCCGCTAGAGGGAAAAAATAAGAATTCTGACTTCTATGCAAATTGCCTCTTTGGTTCCTCTTGATTCATTTCTCCATAAGTCAAATAATTAAAGTATCTTATGCGGGCATTTGAAAGGAAGATCACTATATGTCCGTAAATCGTACTTCTCTAGGAAAACGAATCAGCTTCTACCGTTCAAAATCGAATCTGACGCAAGAAGTTCTTGCCGCAAAAGTCAACTGCAGTCGTGAATACATTGTCCAAATCGAAAATGGCACAAAGGTTCCAAGCCTTTCTGTTCTTGTCAAAATTGCCAACACGTTATCCGTTTCCGCGGATGAACTTTTGCTCGACTGTCTTGAATATCCATCTTCCTCTGCAAACTCTGAAATTCATCGCTTGCTGTTGGACTGTAATGAAACTGAACAGACTGTCATTATCCGCATGGCAAAGGAGTTAAAGGCCATTCTTGTCAGCCTTGGAGTTTAACATTATTTCGCAGTAAAAAGCACAAAATAAAACGGCCCGCATAAGCTGCAGACGCACCCTCGAATTCTCCTGGGTGCTGTCTGTGGTTTACGCGAGCCTTCGATTTTTTGCTTCTGAAATTCTGTATTTACCTTAAATCAAGAAATCGCTGCACTTACTTTTCCTCATAACTGTTCAATGCATCCTCAAATGTAAAGCGAATTTTCACGCGTTCATCGTTGAAAACCTCAATGCGGTCAATAAAAGTTTCCACCACATTCTGTGATAAGTGCATCACATCGCCTGCTTCTTCTACAGTACTTATGACAGTCTGCAAATGATCGGTGTCCCTCTTCACAGGCTGGAAAGCTTGATTTTTCTCGGTACGCAGCCTTTGAATCTGCTCCATCTTTTCATCTTCCTGCACTCTGTAGGCATCTCTCTGCCGGATGAACTCTTCCTTACTCATATTCCCGTCGGCGTATTGCTCATACAGTGCAACACGCTGTTTTACAATCTCTGCCTTTTCTGCACTCAGCTTTTCTTCCTGCCGTTCCAGTGCGGAAAAGCAGATCAACGCTTTGCGTTCCCGTTCGTGCAGGATTTCCAGTACATACTCTGCCTGCTTTATCTGCGCTGTCAGCGCATTTCGGACGATATGTTTCAGCAGTTCCTCGGAGATCGGGATTCGCTTGCAAGGGCTGTCCACCGCTGCGACCGAAAATCTGCAGTTAAAAGATGGGCCAAGTTTCTTGAGTACACGATATTTCATCAGCTTCTGGCAGTAGCCGCAATAGACCTTGCCTTTCAAGGGATACTGGTGCTTTGTGTAGTTCCCGGCCTGGTGCTTCCCATGCTGCAGCATAATGACCATTTGTGCCTGTTCAAATTCCTCCGGGGTCACAATGGCGGCATGGCTGTCCTCAATACGTACCTGCTGTTCCAAAGGAGCGCGCAGAACCCGATGCTTGCAAGGAACCGGCATAATGAATTTTGCACCCACGTAGGTTCCCTTGTACTTTTCATTTTTCAAGACATGGTAAACCGCTCCACTTGTCCAATGACTGTGCTGCAGATCCCATGCTTTCTGCTCGCTGTACACATGGCTTTCCGCCACATGATACGCTGCCGGAGTTGGAATCTGCTTTTCATTCAGGATTTTTGCGATGGTGCCCGTTCTGTTGCCCTGCAATGCCAGTTCAAAAACCAGGCGCACATACTGGCTGGCTACCGGGTCAAGGATCAGCTTATGGCAGTCGTTCGGGTCCGGCAGGAATCCAAACGGACGGTATCCTCCGAGATACATTCCTTTCTTCTGCATCACATGGTCGGCTGCTGCGATTTTAGCGGAAAGGTCCCGGCTGTAGGATGCGTTGATGATGTTCTTGATGGCTACTTCCAGTCCACGTACATCGTTTCCGGCCTGCATCCCACTGTCATACCCATCGTTGACGGAGATGAAGCGAACACCCAGCAACGGGAAGATCCGCTCCATATAATCGCCTGCTTCAATATAGTCACGGGCGAACCGGGAAAAGTCCTTTACGATAATCGTTTTCACTTTTCCGTCCTGCGCATCTTGAATTAGCCGCTGAAACGCAGGACGGCTTGTAGATGTGCCGGAGTAGCCATCGTCCACGTACTCCTGACGCGGCTCTGTTGCCAGTTCGGGGCGGGCCATGATGTACCCCTCTACCAGTCCGCGCTGGCCCTGAATGCTGTTGCTCTCAGCCTTATCAGCACCCACATCCTCGTCCGCAAGAGAAAGCCGGTAATAGGTTCCGATCATCTGCTGCTCACCGCCTTTCAAACGTGTAGATCAATTCTGCCTTTACGATTTCTGCTGCACGATTTTCCAGATTTCTCATACGGCGTACCCATTTCATCTGGTTCTCTTCTTTCAGCTTTTCCGATACACCCTCCCGCTGGCTCATCTGCTCGATCAAAACCTCATATCGCTCTGCTGCCTGCTCTTCCACATTTGCTAAAACAGTATCCAGTTTTCCGCTCAGCAGCAAGCTCTGGTAATAGGCCGGTTTTCGTAGTTTCAGGTACACCTTGTGCAGCATTCCCCAGTGGCCAATCGGACGAGTCCGTGGCAGTTTCAAGACAGGCAGGTAATAATCACCCACCAAAACACATTCCATTCCTGTCTGGGCATCATAGATTTTCTCTTTCATTGTCTGTCCTCCTTTTTCGTTAGAACACAAATTCCGTGCAAGTATTTTTCTTGTGATCCACTTCAATTTTCTTTACATACTGCTGCAGATTATCTGCCGTTAAAAGAACATCTGTATTGCCTGCAATCCGCTTTTTCTGCCGCAATTCCTCTTGAACAACAGCCTGTTCTTTTTCCCTTTCGGATTTTTTCTGTTTGAGTACTACGATTTCGTTTTCTAGGCTCTGTTTCAATTCCAAGAACTTCTCTTTTGAAAGTTTTCCGAGAACATACCGCTCATAGCCGCTGCGCTTCTGTGATTCCAGTCGAACGATATTGCCTAACGCCTGTTCAATTTCACGGTTCAATGCAACTTTCTTTGTTTCAAGGTTGCTTTTTCCTGAATTCTTCTGCATCAGTTTTTTCAGGTGCTTATATTCTTCTAATCGCTGGTGCAACTCCTTGTTAATGCCGTTCCAGAGGTCTTTCTCTGAGATGGAAACATGGCAGAATTTACAGTAAAAATACAGCGAACCATCACTTTGCCAATGGCAAACCAGCTTTTCGCCGCACTCTTTGCAAAATATTCTGCCTTTGAAAATGTTCGGATTGTTCTCTCTGCGTTGTTTGCACCATGTTTTCCGTTCCTCCCTGACCGCTTGCTCAGCTTCCCGCAGCGCGGAAACTTCATCAAACAGTTCCCAGCTGATAATCGCCGGATGGTTGTCCGGCACCATCCGCCAGCTTTCCCGTGGATTCTGCCCGATTTTCCGATTCGTTTCATCGTAGGCGATGCGGTTATAGACCATTGTTCCTGTGTAGATTGGATTTTCCAGCACCTTTGTCACGAAAACGGTCTGCCATGCTGGGTTCTTTACCCGCAAGGTGTTTTTCAGGTATCCCAGCTGACAGCGGCGTGTAAAAGGTGTCTGGATTCCCTGCGCAGACAGCTTCTTTGCAATCTCGCGCTCTTTCATGCCGGATTTCTTCCAGAGAAAAATCCGAACTACCACATCGCTGACTTCCTCATCCAGAACCAAATGATTCTGCTGATTTCTCTTGTAACCGAACGGAACCGGGGTATAGATTTCTCCCCGCGCTTCCTTGGAGCGAAAACACGACTGGATCTTCTGGGACAGGTCTTTCGAGTACATCTCATTGATCATGCTCTTGATCGGCACCAGCATCCCATCCCGGTTCTGGCTGTTCAGGCTGTCATAATTATCGTTGATGGCTATAAATCTTACGCCGAACAGCGGAAACACCTGTTCCAGATACTGGCCTGTTTCCACGAAATTACGACCCAGTCGGGAGAAGTCCTTTACCACAATGCAGTTGACTTTCCGCTCCTGCAGTGCTTTCAGCAACCGTTCAAATTCCGGGCGGTCAAAGTTCATCCCTGTGCACCGCTTGTCCGCAAACACATCCAGCAGCATCAGATCATCCCGATGGTTGATATACTCTTTGATATAAGAAATCTGCACTTCCAGCGATTCCGTATCCCGAAGTACATCATCAAAATCGGACAGTCGTGCGTAAATTGCGGTTTTCCAGATACGGTGCGGTGCGTTCTCCGCTTCCCGCTGCGCCGCACTTACCTTCTTGCTTATTCTTGCCATATGTCCAGCCTCTCCTTTCATGCAGATACTTCACGCTGCCCCATCTGCTTTTGATGCAGTTCTTCCAGCAGGTCCGCAATTTCATCGTGGAATCGGAACGTAATTTCTACCCGATTGCCCTCATAGACTTCGATTTTCTCAATCAGTTCCACGACCATCGGACGGGTGATCTCTTCCAGTTTCCGATACTTACGGTACACGTCCAGAAATGGATACGCATTCGGGGCAGTCTGTAAATTTTGCTGTTCCGCCTCCAGTTCCTCAATTTTGCGGTCATACTCTTCGATTCGCTTGCTGTACAGTTCGTTGTAGTTCAAAAAATCCTCCCGTGTGAGGATTTCCTCTGCGTAATCCCCATACAATTTTTCCTTAATGCCCTGTGTATGGGCCTTTTCTGCAGTCAGCTGCCGAATCTGCCGTTCGATGCGCCGCACACGGTAGGGTTCCTGTTGGGCCTGCCGGATGCTTTCTACAAACTCTGCTTCCTCCATCACGATCTGGATCTGCATCTGAAGCGCGTTCCGCACGACGTTATAGAGTTTTTCATCCCGCAGATTATGGCTCGTGCAGCTGCCTTTGTTCTGTTTGCTGCCGGAGCACTGATAATAGATGTACCGCTTTCCTTTATAGCTGGCCGACCTGCGTACCAGCCGGCTGCCGCAGTCCCCACAGTAGAGAAAGCCTGCAAACAGGGCCACCGTTTCGGCATCGTTCGGCCTGCGGGTTTCGGTTTCCAGAATCCGCTGCACCAGTTCAAACTGCTCTGCCGGAATGATTGCTTCATGGGTATTGTCCACGATTACCCAGTCCCGCATCGGCACATTCAATTTCTTTTTGGAGCGATAATCCAGTCGTCGTGTCTTTCCCTGTACCAGTTTTCCGATATAGACCTCGTTGTGCAGAATGCGGTCCACTGCCTTGGCAGACCACGGCGGCTCATCGCTCTTGCGGAAATGCAGGCTCAGCTTTGCACCGCTCTGCAACTTTCGTGCAGCTGGGGACGGTACCTTTTTCGCATTCAAACGATTTGCGATGCCCTGATTGCTCATGCCATTGATCTTCCAGTGAAAGATGTTCTGCACTGTTTCCGCTACCAGTTCGTCCACGATTAGTTTGGTATGATTGCTGGGGTTCTTCTGGTATCCATAGGTTGCAAAACTTCCCACAAAATCGCCGCGCTTGCGCTTAACTGCAAGCTGGCTCTTGATCTTGACGGAAATATCCCGGCAGTAGGCATCGTTGAGCAAATTCCGCATCGGGACCATGATGGAATCGCTGGTCTTCCACGCAGATTGGCTGTCATAGTTGTCTGTCACAGCAATCAGCCGGACCCGCATGACTGGAAAAATGCGTTCCAGATAACGTCCCACTTCAATGTAATTTCGTCCAAAGCGGGACAGATCTTTCACCAGAACACAGTTGATGGTCCCCTGCTCCAGTTCCCTGAACAGGTTTTGGAACGCAGGCCGTTCAAAGTTTGAGCCAGAGTAGCCATCGTCCACAAACTCATCCACAATACACAGTTCCGGGTGGTCTGCGGCATAGGCTTCCAGTAGTGTGCGCTGGTTTGCAACGCTGTCGCTCTCTGTCTTATCGCCATCCTCACGAGACAAGCGCAAGTACAAGGCTGTACGGTATCGGGTTGTATTTTGCTGTGTTCTCTTCTGCAAATTCATATCAGGGTATAACAAAAGCCTTCCACCTCCTTAACGAATCGGCAATACTGTTCGTCAGAGAAGCGAAAGGCTCCACATTTTCTATGTAGAACAAGCCCACCGAGCAAATTCTGCTCAGTTGGCACATTCCTATTTTCTTACCCACAAACAGCTTACCAGAATCATCATCCTTTGTCCAGCGCTTTATCGAATTAAAGTGTGAAATTTTCTGTGTGATTTTCAGCAGCTTGCCGAAGTCTTCTCTGCCTTTTCAGCTGGCAGACTGAAAGCATCTGCCAACGCGCTCAGACAGTGTGCTGCTCCCTCTCGGTGCGAAATTCAGCTTCACAATAATTCCGTTGTCCAGATAGCAATAAGGATTTCGGACCTTATCCAGCAGATTTTTCAGCCTTTCCTCCTGCGGCAGTCCGTGTTCCACTGCATCCTGCGGCAGTTCCTCCAGTTCAGACTGTTCAATCGTGCGAATATCCCGGTTCTTCATCTGGTGGATCTGCTCCAGCCAATCCATTCTGCCGTTTTCTTGCAATCGCGTTCCTCCCATTCAAGCCAGAAGTGTTTTCAGCAAGTTCAATTTTGCCTGTCCTATATCCTTTCTCATGCTGGGGCCTGTGCAGGCAATCGGGGTACACAGTTCCAGCAGACGGTCATAGATACGGGCGTGAGCGGTATCCTGCGGGTTCTTCAACTCCGTCAGGGTCAGGTTCGTGGTGACGATCAGTGGTTTTCGGCTGCGGTAATGACTGTCGATGATGTTATAAATCTGCTCCAGCGCATATTCCGTGCCGCGCTCCATACCGAAATCATCAATGACAAGCAGCGGATAACTGCACAGCCTGTCCACGACTTCGTTTCGCCCGGCAAAGGTGCTGTTCAGCTCATTCATGATTCGGGCAAAATTCGTCATGCAGACGGCCACTTCCTGTTCCATCAGGGCATTGGCAATGCAACCCGCCATAAAACTCTTGCCTGTACCAACACCGCCCCAGAGCAGCAGCCCCACATTCTTTTCCCGCATTTCCGGCCAGTGGGCCACATACCGCTGTGCCAGCTGCATCTGTGGATTTTGCCCGTGATCGTTTGCAAATGTCCAGTGCTGCATCGCCCAGTCGGTAAAGCCCTGCAGCTTCAGACGCTGCACTTTCTCGTAATGCAGCCTTGCACGTTCTTCTTTCTCTTGCTTTTCCCTTGTAGCCTGCCTGCACCGGCATTCAGCCGGATGGCGGTCACACCCAAACAGTTTTTTGCCATTCGGAAAGAACGCTTCCTTGGGAGTTTTGCAGCTGCCGCAGTACAGCAGCCCATCTCCCGCAATGTAGTCCTGCGGTTCTGCAGAAATCGTCATAAGCCTGTCCATCGCTGTCTGGATCGTTTCCGTCATAAACTTTCCTCCTTGCTGTAGGTATAGTCCGGGATGCCTGTTCCCGGTTTCTGTTGCTTTCTCTTTCGTGCTGACCAACTGCGTAGGGTCGCTGCATGATCTGCATACTTCTTGCCTGTAGACTGCATATAGGCCGAAAGGTCTTCGATCAGAGTATCCAACTCTGCAATTTCCATTTCCAGTTCCGAATAATCCTCCAGAAAAACATTCCGATATCGCCCATACGCTTCTTTGGTTCTATTTAGGTGATTCAATTTTAGGTTATTCTTATTTATTTGGTTAGGTGTGCAGTTTTGCGCAATCGTATTGCTCACTTTTGAGCAATCAGGCTGCTCATTTTTGACCATCCCGATTGCGCATTTCTGCGCAGTAGATGGGAAGCTTAGGAACACCTGGTTTGGCTTGGAAAAGCCATTGGACCGCCGTTCGATCAGCCGTGCGGCTTCCAGTTCCCGCAGGGCACGGGTGACACTGGAAATGCTGCTCTGAAGATCTTCCGCCAGCCCTGCCAACGGATAGAGCACATATGCCCGGCCCTGCACATCCACCCAGCCGTTCTTCTGCGAAAGGGTCATGCGGTCCAGCAGCAAAACATACGTCAATCGTGCCGTATGGGAAAGGCTCATCTGCAGTAGAAATTTCGGATAAGGGAAATAAGCGGGCAGTGGGGTTTGTGCCTTGATGTACTCTTTACTCAAACTTCCTCCTAATCGTTTTCAAAAGTCCCTGCCGAATGGGAAAGTCCTGCACGGGCTTACGCATCCGGCAGGGTTCCGGGGTGCGGGGTGGAAGACCCTGCTGATTACAGGCTCATATCATAACTGCGCTTCTTGCGTTTCGGTTGACGTTCTCGCTGTTCCCGTCGAGCCTGCTTCTGCCTTGCCTTTTCGCGGACATTGGCCTCCCACTCGCGTTTCCATGCAAGGTCGGAATTCATCTCATTGGTTTTTCGGAAGATGCCGTACACATTATCCGATGCAATTTCCAGACGCCGGGATTCTTCCCTCAGAGGAGCATATGCCTTTTTCCTCTCTGCGATTTCTTGCGTCAGTTCTTCTTTCCGTTTTTTCAGAGATTTCAGCGATGGCAGCTTTCCATCATTTTCTTCCCGGAAGTATTTCACGGATTCTGCATAGGCATCCAATTCCTTGGAATACTCTGCACGGAATTTTTTCTTGAGAATTGCTTTCGTAAATTGCTGCTGAACCTCTTTTGTAGAAAGGTACTGCCCCGCATAATGAATCTGTTCATTGATTTTGTACAGTTCATCCTCTGCCTGTGACAGTCGTTCATACGCTGCCTGCGCATTGGCCTGCGCAGTTTTACACAGATCGTTCAGTTCTGTCAGGTCGTTGATGTTGTTCTCCTGTACCCATACCAGCGTTTCGGCCATTTTCTGCAAATTGCTGATTTTGACCTTTAGCGCATAGGCCAGATTTTCCTGTGCCTTGACATTCTCCTGCAGGTCCACAACGAGCCGTAGCCTGGTTCTGGTCGTAAAGATCGGTATGGGTTCTTCCTTGTACCGCAGATTCTTCTCGGCGTTCTGAACAAAGAATCCTTCCAGACATTCTCTTTTGCAGCTTTCTCCCAGAGAACGCTCCGATATGAACTTGTTCCGTTCCGGCGGCAGATAGCTATAACGCCCACGTTGGGTTTTGACGAAAATGTTGTATTCATCCTGCAGGATGTCTTGAAAATCTTCATACGAGATTGCTTTCTCACGAGCAGCGGCAACGGCATCCCGGATAAGCTGCTTCTGTGTTTGAAACTTTGTCGGATTGGGCGTAAATCCTTCCGTTTCGATTTTCTGTTTTTTCTCATCCAGCCGCCGCTGTGCCCAATACTCCGCTTCGGTCACACCCGTTCTGGATGGTGACAGCAAATCGACCTGATGCAGAAATTCACGTTGGCATAAATCCATAAGGGATTTCTGCAGATGCTTCAGGTACTCGTTCGTCACATGGTGCTTGTAGCCAGCCTTGCTATCAATGGGCCGTTCCATAAAGGGTTGCTGAGGCACATCCAGCTTTCGCAAACTGTTGATTACGATATGGACATGAATATTGCCGCTGCCATTATGACCGTCCATGTGCGTACAGACCAATGCCTGATGCCCCGGAAAATTTGCTTTTGCGTATTCCAGCCCAAGCTCCTGTGCTCGTTTCCCCGTCAAACAATTTTCTGTGCTGTCCCGTGGATCAAAGCTGATGATGTAATGGTGGCTTTTGATTTCATTCTTGTTTTTGTTTTTCTGGTACTCGCGGTTCAACTGCTGGCAGGCCGCATCAAAGGAATAGGGTTCACAGTTCAGACCGTCCAGATAAAACTCATCCCGCATGATGCGATTTCCGTTCTGGTCAAGGATCGGAGTTTTCCGAAGCTCATCATGCTTGAAAATCAGATACTCCAGCGCAGCACCATAGTTGGAACTCTTACTTGCGATGTGCTTTAAGATTGCCATAGTTCTTTCCTGCCATTTCTGCGACTTGTTCCCGCATCTCAAAAATACAGGCAATCGCATGGTTGATGTTTTCGTGCATCGCATGGGACTGGATACCGCCGCTGTTGAAGAAAGCTGCGATCTGGTTCAGGTTGTTTCCGATGGCGGCAAACTCCCGTGTGATGGCTTCGATCTCGTCCGGGTGGACATAGAATACATACGAGGTATCCACGCGGCCTTTCATCAGCATCTGTGCTGCAAATTCAGAGAGGGTCATTCCGGCATCTTCTGCCTGCTGGTGTAAAAGTTCATGTACTGTTTCTGTTACTCGTGCGGAGATTACTTTTGTCTTTACGATAGATTTCACTTTTCTCTTTGTTCGTGGCATGGGGTCTCCTTTCCAAAATCAAGAATTTGATTTTCCCGGCAGTGCATCTGCACTCCGGCTGTGACCTGCTGCGCAGGCCACCAATAGGCAAAATCATGTGATTTTGCACGATGTGAGGGTATGGGGAGCGCAATCCCCATCAAGATGCCGCCATGGAGAAATCGTCCGTAGGAGCGGTTTCGTATACAAAGGCGAATCTTGCTCTTAACTACCGTCCACTCTCTCCCGGCCCGTTCCTGCCCGATTTTCTCCGGCGTATTTTCCGGTAAGACGTGCAGAATGCACATTCAGTACCAGAGGTATCCTGCTGGGGTGGCTCATGCGATTTTCAAGGTGCGATGTGACTTTGTAAGGAATCGGGGAATTTCATCAGTGATACCGTAGCGAATTGGCTTACTTTTGAAAACACTTCCTATACCCTATACAAACTTTAAGGGGTGTTTTTAAACCGGGTCTTTTGAAAGTTCAAAGAAAATTCATTTTTCCAACGTTCCCCTCTACCTATAACATTCTAAAAGGGGTGTTTTGCAACCAGTTTTTCAAATTTTGTTGAACTGCCTAATTTTAGAATATAGATTTTGTTTATTTCCCACTTATAGAACTATAGGAAAGCCGTTTTACGAAAGATTTTAAAAGCCCCTACACTAATAGGAATCCTCAGAGCCGTTTTTGAATACAGTTTTGAAAATTTCACAAATTTGGACAAAAAGAAAAACGGCAAAGTTCAAAATCGAACCTTACCGTCATTCATAAAGACACTGTATAAAACGAAATGCCCACGATAAGCAGGTGGTGTGCCTGTTCATCGTGGACATATTGCTATTTTAACGTTGTGTAACTGTTAACGATGTTCCTACACGGGCAACCTTGACACATCCGTGTCAGGACGATTTATTAAACGCTTTCTTCATCTTTTCTTTCGCTTCATCCGACACATCGATCAGTCCGAACCGATAGAACATCCCGTAGATGTAAGTCACACCCCGGATGTCGCCCAGAGCTTTCGGTCGTTCAACTACTTCTCCTACCTTTTTAATATTGCCCAGAGCCAGCAACACAGAACTCCACGCCAGGCTTTTACTGTTTTCTCTACGATCGATCCACAGTTCCTTTGTGTATTGTCCATCATCAATATCAATTTCGTAAATGTATTTATTGACACTAAAAATATTTTACCATTTTTTCCTCTGGGGTACAATACTTTGCAGCTGTATCATTGCCTGCATCAT